TTATGTTTTTTGATAAAAGTTGCTGACTCTCTTGAAAAGCCATTTCGCTGCAATAAAATCGTTAATGGATTCGTAGTACCAAACTCGACATATTCATACCAGTTATTATCAAATTCATCGACATCATGAATCTTTTTATATTCGTTAGAAAACCTCAGAAAATAATTTGAATGAAATCCAATGAACGAACCTCTTTTCGGATGCGGCCCAGCTGAGCGGTAGCAGTTTCTGGAACAAGGAGTTCATTCGCAATGTACGAATAGATCTCACGTAAGTCGTCAAGCGCATCTACAGAATAGCCGACTTTATAGCTATCTGTCATATGCCAAACTCCTTTGCAAGTGCTGCATCGACTTCATCTGCAGAATATACCTTTCCTGCTTTGATGGAATCAACACCCTTCTGGAGTTCTGCATCAAGCTGTTCTCTGGTCATTGCACCAACAGCTAATGGCTTAGAAGAAGGAAGTTTCAGTTCAAATGGCATACCCTTCTTCAGTACAATCTGGCTATAAAGCATCTGAATTGCACTGGATGGAGAAATGCCAAGCTGAGAAAGAATGCTCTCAGCATTATCCTTGAGATTGGTATCTATTCTTGCATAAACAGCAGATGTATTTGCCATAATATCGCCCCCCTTTTTCTTTATTATATTCGCTTTTGCTTGCGATTGCAAGCATTTGCATAGATTATTTTATGACAAAACTTTGAATTTTATACGCCCTTTGCGGAAGAAAGGAATATTTATGGGATTCTTATCAGGACTGTTTCACTCAAGAGACAAGCCCACCAACAGTACAAACGACAGTGCCTACCGCTTTCTCTTTGGTGAAAGCAACTCCGGCAAAACCGTCAATGAACGAAGCGCCATGCAGATGACTGCAGTCTATGCTTGCGTCAGGATTCTTTCGGAGTCCATCGCTGGGCTTCCGGTCCATGTCTATAAATACACGGACTCTGGCAGCAAAGAAAAAGCGATCAAGCTTCCATTATATCGATTAATACACGATGAGCCAAATCCAGAAATGACATTCTTTGGTCCACAGATGGTTTGCGAACAAGTCCTGTCCCGGTAACTGGCTATATTCCAGACTCGGTGATCTGGCCGCTAAGGTTACTTCTGAGCTTTCCAAAACCACTTCCGGCGGCGGCACTGCTTCTACTTCACAAATGTATCGTGTCCGCAAAACTTGGTCTGATTCTAAGAGTCAGCTTGGTGCCTATAAGTTGCTGGCCAATGCTAAGAAAAAGGCAGATGAGAATGCCGGATATAAGGTATTCGATGCCTCTGGTAATATCGTTTATCCAACTGCCGCAAATCCGACCCAAACACCTGCTGCAAATACTTCTTATAAGGTTCGGATAGACATTCATTACAATGCTAAACAAGCTCATTTATGGCTATCGCTTGATACTTACTCCTTATCTCAAAATACTCGAAAACTCATCTGGCGACGCAGCCAAGGTTACGGAAACGAATCTTCTGCTACACTTTGTGTCCCATACCGATATGCTTACAACCTACAGCGAGGAGCTTTTTGAAAACTACGCAGATCACATTGAAGTCATGAGCAGAAATGAAATCAGGTTTGTTATGAAATGCGGTCTGACATTCACAGAAAGGATTGGTGATTAGATGAGCCATACACCATTTGGTTATAAGATAGAAAACAGCATCGCAGTTATTGATCAACCGGCTGCAGATAAGCTCAGACAGCTTTACAAAAATTATCTGAGTGGTATGTCCTTATCAAAGGCTGCATCTGCTGCCGGAATTAAAACCTATCACGGCACTGCTAAACGATTGATGGAAACAGCCCATTATCTTGGCGACAGTTTCTATCCTGCTATTATCGATAAGGATACCTACCAGAAAGCACAAGAGGAACGCAAACGTCGAGCCACAGCCCTCGGACGAAATAATAAGCAAACACAAATGAGAAAGCTACAGATACCTACCCATTTCCATATGGGTGAGGTCACTGTCCTTTATGACAATCCCGTCAAACAGGCAGAATACCTGTACAATCTCATAGAAAGCGAGAGTAAATAATGGGAAATGTAATGTTAATTCCTGCAAGGCGACAAGTCGGAAGCAACGCCAGAAAGCAGGAAGAAGAAAAGCCAAAGCTCCGAGTCGCAGCGTACTGCCGTGTCAGTACAGACAGCGATGAGCAGGCTACAAGTCATGAAGCTCAGGTCGAGCACTACACAGAATATATTCAGAAAAATCCTGATTGGGAATTTGCCGGAATTTATGCTGATGATGGTATCTCCGGTACCAACACTAAAAAGCGTAAAGAATTCAATCGTATGATTGATGACTGCAAAGCCGGTAACATTGATATGATTATTACCAAATCCATCAGCCGCTTTGCCAGAAACACACTGGACTGTCTGAAATACATAAGGCAACTCAAAGATATGAACATACCAGTTCTGTTTGAAAAGGAGTCCATCAACACAATGGATGCCAAGGGTGAAGTCCTTATCACCATCATGGCTTCTCTAGCACAGCAGGAATCGCAGTCCTTAAGTCAGAATGTCAAGATGGGATTACAATATCGCTACCAGCAAGGCAAGGTGCAAATCAACCACAATCGCTTCTTTGGCTATACAAAGGATGCAGATGGGAATTTAGTTATTGATCCAGAACAGGCTGAAACTGTAAAGCGTATTTATCGAGAATACTTAGAAGGCCTCAGTATGGACAAGATTGCCGCTGGTCTGGAGCGTGACGGTATTCTTACCGGTGCCGGAGGAAAAAAGTGGCACACAAGTACCATCAACAAGATTCTCCGAAACGAGAAATACATCGGTGATGCCCTGCTTCAAAAGACCTACACTACCGACTTTCTTAACAAAACTAGAGTTAAAAATAACGGTCTTGTTCCACAATACTATGTAGAAGGCGACCACGAAGCCATTATTCCTAAAGATATTTACCTGTAGGTGCAGGAAGAACTTGTCCGCAGGCGAGTAGGTAAAACCAGCGCCAACGGTAAGAAACGAAACTACAGCTGCAACCACTGCTTCTCCCAAATCGTCATCTGCGGTGAATGCGGTGAAATGTTCCGAAGGCTACACTGGAACAACCGAGGCGTTAAATCCATCGTCTGGCGCTGCATCAGCAGGCTGGAGTCCACTGGTTTGGAATGCCACGCTCGAACCATCAACGAACTAGTCCTTCAAGATGCCGTTGTCAAAGCCATCAATCAAATGCTCGGTGACAAAAGCAACTATCAGGCACAGCTCCAGCTTAACATTGCCGCAGTCATCCGAGCTTCACAAGCAACCGCCATTGACAGCATTGACGAAAAATTAATGTCCCTGCAACAGGAGCTCATTCAGAAGGCCAACAGCAAAGAAGACTACGACGAAATAGCTGATGAGATTTTCAGGCTTCGAGAACTTCGACAAAAGACCACTGTCGATACTGCTGCAAGAGATGAACAGATAAAGCGAATCAATGATCTTCAGGATTACATCTCGCAGCAGACCTCTTACCTTACAGAATTCGACGAAGCATTGGTGCGACGCTGGATTAAGCAGATCACCATCTGGGATGACCGCATCACCGTCGAACTGAAATCCGGCGTCAGCATTGATGTGGATGCATGACCCTATAGGTATGCAAAGGCTCCCCACCACTGGATAATTTCCGGTGATGGGGAGCCTTTTTTTACAGTGCAAAGTTTAAATGAAACAATTCATTTATAGCGTTTCTAATATTGGCATCCTCTATCCCATAATGTTTCATCCGCATAGCATAAACAATATATTCTAAGTATATTAAATCTAAAAGAGCAAGTCCAATAAAATCTTTGTCCAAGTCCCCATGAGCAAAATGATTTCTCTGACTTGATAATCTCTCTCCCATCGAAGAATATATTAACTCTTCTCCATTAAGACTATATAAATGCTTACCAAAATTTCCTATAATCGAATCAAAATCCTCGCCTATTTTCACTAACTCTGTTTGAAGAGAATCCGACCTAATAAGTTTACTTAAAAATTTATATTTATTTTTCAATTTACCTGTGCTAGAATCAATCAATCTTTGTAACGCCTCTATCGCTTCGTTTTCAATTAAAATTGTAGATTCCTTCTTTGGAACCCCATTCGGATAGGTCCTATGAAATTCCCATTCAAATGCAGCTGTTATCATAATAAATCTTGATGCATCAATATGTCTTCCATCTTCGTATGTCTTAGGCAAATGTCTTGTATACAAACTATCACAGGCAATATCCGTTAATATCTGTCCCTCATGACCAGATATCGTACTCTGCTTAATGCATCTATTTTGTTTTAACGCATATAATTCTTCTTCTGTACCCTGGTTCATCATTGTTAATATTCCAAAAGATTGATATTTTCCATCCTGATTTCTTGACGAAACCACTGCAGGTTTCATGCAAATATTGTTTCTATAGCATAAAAATGAAATAAATTCTTTAGCAATGAACCAAAGTCTAACAAGAAAATCATAATCTTCTGTCTCATCAAACTCAAACAACATTGATGACTCTAGTAAAATAGGCGGTTCTAGAATCTTTGTGCTAAATTTTCTTGAAACGCTAAACTGTACATTTACTTTCTTTTCATCTACTTCGAATTCCTGTGGCGTTGTACTTGTTATATCAAAATTTTTCGTCGTGATCGAAAACACACCATCACTACTCACAGTGGTTGGATTAAATGAAAAATCGAATGACTGATTAACCGGATGAATAATATTAATTTCTGGACCTAAAAAAGATATTTTTCCGAATTTTTCTTTGCCTGTACTGCATTCTAAATAGCCGATTAACTGAACAATTAACACTGAATTATTACTGCTGATATTAGCATTCTTCTGTGTAAAGAATACGATCCGTTTTCCATTTTCATGACAACGTCCTATCAGAAACGAATCCTCCATTTTTAAATCCGTATTAGGAATAAATGTACCCTTAGCAATCGGAGTCATAAGCCATTCAGTTTCAACCTTTCTCACATTTTCAGTTGTTGGAATTAGTCGCAAATTTTCTCCATTAAATACAAAAGTAAAATCTATGTCTTTATATTTAGTAACTCCAGTATATATTCTAGTATCTTCCATCTTTATTCCTCCTGTTATCTATCCCACTGCCACGTCTGCCCCTTAGTATCGAGTGGCTTAAACTGCGGTCGGCTCTGACAACAATCCTAGTGTCGCAACCTCTGACATCTAATCCACAGCCTAAACCCTACCGCTATTCTCCGGCTACTCAAATTTTCCTCATTCAGTTCCAAAAGTAGATATGTTTCCATATAAGAAAACTGAGCTTTCCGCAAGGCTTCTCTGATGAAACTAACCTTACAAAAAGCCCGGAAATACGCCACTTTTCAGCACTTATTTATCTTTCCTTGACAGCAAACAGACCGTCTCAACGGTGCTTTCGTTGTCCCAACAAAGTTCCTGTGTCTCCCTGTCTCCAAAATACACCGGAAAACGAAACTTTATGTGCTTCAGGAATCTGCCATCTGGCTGCTCCTGCTCATAAATGTCCACCTGTTCTACAAAACTGTTAAGAAATTCTTTCTTCTCCAGGTCGGTGAACTTATCATATAGTTTATCAAAATATAAAAGAAATTGATAGACGTTTTCTTCTGATATTTTCTGTTGCTGGATATTCAGCAGGCGGTTCTTAACTTCCTCTATACTGTTCTCCACGCCTTCGATCTCATCGTACAGACGGTATAACCTTGTCTCCATATCCTGATATTTCTTCTCATAAAATTTATCCATAATATCCAGACTGTCCATCTGCTGTCCAAGTCTTGCTTTTGCTCCGGTCAGCTGCCTGTGCTGCTTTTCCAATCCGTCAATCTCTTTTTCTATTTCTTCTGTATCTATTCTTGAACCAATTTTATTCAGAATTGCTTCTTCAAATTTAGGATTCTTCACCAGCTTCCGAATAACTTCTTCCACTGCATTGTTAATCTTCTCCTCACTCCATTGTTTACGATATCCACATTTATGACCGTCTACCAGACGACGATGTTTACAGGCATAATAGAAATAATCTTTATATAAGGTTCCGTCTTTCTTTTTCTTTCGGTTCACGTTCCCATACATACCGCTTCCACATAACGGACATCTCAATATTCCAGATAAGATATGCTCATGATCCAGACTATGCGTCTTTTCATATTTCACACCTGTTTTTTCCCGTTTTTGATGTGCCAGCTCCCAATCTGTTTCTGAAATAATTCCTTCGTGGATACCATCATGCAGCATATAATTTTCCTGTTTTACAATGCGATATTCATTTCTTGTTCCTGAAACTTTCTCGTTCTTCCTTCGTCCATAAGCCAACTTTCCACAGTATACCGGATTATCCAGAACGCCTTTTATAAACGAAGAGGCAAATGCGTCCAGTGTATTATTCTGTCGTTTTTTCTTTTTATATCCATGCTGGTTCAGCCATGCGGCAATCGCAGAGATTCCCATATTGGTATGAATAAATTTGTCATAGATCAGACGAATAATCTCTGCTTCGTCCTCTGCAATCTGCAATTCTCCATTTACTAATTCATAACCATACGGAGCAAATCCACCATTCCATTTTCCTTCCCTGGCTTTCTGCTTACGTCCTTCCATTGTCTGAACAAGGATATTCTCTCGTTCGATCTCTGCCACCGCAGACAGAACAGAAATCATCAGCTTTCCACTATCTTTTGAGCTGTCAATTCCATCTTCTACACAGATCAGATTCACTCCAAAATCCTGCATCCTCTGCAGAGAGTTTAATACATCTGCTGCATTACGACCGAATCTGGAAAGCTTGAACACCAGTACAAACTGTACCTCATCTGTTCCATTCTCAATATTATCCAACATTCTCTGAAATTCCGGTCTGCCCTCTACGCTCTTTCCAGACTTACCTTCATCTGAATACTCATTTACGATTTCCATATTCTGAAATTCCGCATATCTCTTGAGTTTTTCTTTCTGAGCATCCAGACTGTAGCCATCTACCTGCATGGTTGTGGATACTCTGGTATATATATCGCATTTAATCTTTTTATTCTTCATAATCTTCCTCGCAGTATAACTCTGTTTCATTGTCCCAACTTTATTTTAGTACTTGTTCCAACTATTTTCAATACTTATTTTCCGTATTGACGCATTTCTTCGCCAATCGTATAATTAAGTTAGATACAGAGCATTTCTGTTATCAAAATATTGCCCGCCCACCATTGGCGACTTATAAATGATTGGCTCGAAAATATTGTTCGCTTACCGGAAGCGTCTAATAAATGTCCGGCTTGAAAATTATTTAGAAATAATTTCTGTTTTTGATATTGTGTTTTTATCACACATTGCATATACTATAAATACACAAAAAAGCCAAAAAAGAGGAGGTGTTAGTATGGCTACTTCAAGTATTACTCATAATTTTGTCGTATCCAATCCAAATAGCGTAAAGCGTTTTGTCGCAGCAATTGACGAAGCCGACCGTGACCGCACACCAAAGCAGACACTTCCCGGACGTCAGTTAACGAACCCACAGGAAATCTTAGCTTTAATGTCAAAAAGGAAGAAAAAACATGTCTGATAAATATTTTACCGTTAATATTCGGGCATATTTGGATAAAGACGAACCGACATATATCGGAGAGGAAAGTCTTTACGACTTACTCTCCGATTTTTCTTGTCCCAAAAATCCCGATGTGGAATACTTTTTATTACATAATGCGATTGAGTTTACCAAAAAAGATCAATCTATCACTTATCTGGTATTTGATGCTGAAGATGCTTCACTGGTTGGTTATTTTTCACTTACAATAAAACCAATCTCTGTCCGTGCTTCAAATATCAGCAAGACAATGGCAAAAAAACTGTCCCGTGTCAGTATTTTGGATGAAGAAACACAATCCTATACTACCGCAGCTTACCTGATTGCCCAGTTGGGAAAGAACTATTCTCTTCCAAAGGAAAAACGAATTCCTGGAAATATTCTACTGGGATTTGCACTGGAAACCATATCCAGTCTCAAATATTCCGTAGGTGGCGTTATGGAGTTTCTTGAATGCGAAGATAATGAATTTCTTCTGAGCTTTTATACGCAAAATCATTTCAAGCCATTTGATACGCGTATTACCGCTTCTCAGAATAATGAGCCACACACCCTGCATCAGCTTTTAAAATTTATTTGATTTAAAAATGCATGAAAAAAGCGACAGTCTGATTTACATTTTGTATTTCAGGAAACTGCCGCTTCTTTTTCTTCCTTATTCTGTTTTTCTTCCTCCAACTCCCGGAGGACTTCTTCGCCGTACTTATCAATCATCCGTACCAGAAAATCAATGCACCGCTCAAATTCAATATTCTGTTGCATAAGCTCCTCCCGTTATTGTTTTGATCTGAGCTTATTTTACAGAACCTGCCGGAAAACCACATTGAATAGAAATTGATTGTAAATTGACACAATCAATTTAAAAATATCCGCATTTTCTTGAATCGAATATATGTTCGTGTTATGATAGATATACTTAATCTTAACTACGAAAGGGGAATTTCTATTGAATCGATGCGATTTTTCTTCTATTAGCACTTGCTTAAAAAATCATATCAGCGAAAGTAATCAAATGAGTCAGCCTGATTTTTTATACGAATTATTTGAAGATTTTATGGATGATCCGGCAAATCAGGATTTTTCTATGGATAATGGTCTGGTTTGTCGTTGGCTGACCGGTCAAGCAAAGATCAGTCCCAAAATATCTGCCTACTATTCCAAACCCAGTAATCAGAAAAAACTGGCAGAAACCATTCACCAGAATCTGCTTCCATTGATGTCTGACTGCAATATGGCTATGCAGGATATATACACATTATTTATACAAGATGACACCATCTCCGATGCCAAAAAGAAAAATCTGGCTTCTCTGTACAAACCAGCCAGCTCACGTCTGCTTTTTCTTGCAAAGCTGATTTCTTTTGGCATGGAGCGACAATTTATCAAACGTGATACTAAAAATCAAAAATTAATTGCCGGAGGTGCCCTGTCACCCATTGTGCTGGATTATATTATGGACAGTGAGGTTCCGAAACCATGCCGTCATTTTATCGGAAGAGATAAAGAACTAGAAGAATTATATACCATGCTTGAGGAAAACCGTCATGTTTTTCTTTGCGGAATTGCCGGTATTGGTAAAAGCGAACTTGCCAAAGCCTACGCAAAACATTACAAAAAGCATTACACTAACATTCTATATGTAGAATATACAGGTGATCTTCATCAGGACATTACTGACATGGATTTTATTGATGATCCACCAGAAATCAGCGAACAGGAACGGTTTCAAAGACATAACCGTTTTCTGCGTTCCCTGAAATCCGATACTCTGCTTATCATAGATAATTTTAATGTCACAGCTACACAGGACAGTTTTCTGTCAGTAGTATTAAAATACCGCTGTCAGATTTTATTTACGACCAGAAGTAATCTGAA